TTGATCTGTGCGCGTTTCGATTCAATCCACGCATTCGGTATAATGATGTGGATCTTAGCGGCCAGAGAGTTCTTCAGGAACGAATTAATATAATTGGGGGTCTCATTTGATGCACGAATATAAGGAAGTGCTCCGGAGTGCGTTTCATTGAGTCCATAAACATCACCAGGCGACATATCTCTGTGATGAGAGATACCGGCATAATTAATATTGTCCACTTCCATCAAATCGAGGCGAGGATAGACTTTAAAATTCGATGCACCATACGCCCAGTTACCGAGTACTACCTGCCCTAAATCGCCGTAACCGACGAGCTGTGTCGCTACATCTTGGCGCATTGTGGCCAACCGACAAAATTTATTTTCTTGGCATTCCATTCCGGCGATAGGCATTCTACCAATGATTTTCCCCTTCATCATACGCCACATCACAAAGAAATCGTGAAAATAGTAGTAGTTCTTTATAATCGACTTCGCAAAATCTGTATAACTACTCACCATGCCATTTCGGTCCCAAGAGTTGAGCCAGTCCTGTACAGTTGGTAATTCCATCCATTGTTTTTTTATCTTATTATTTTCGAATGTCCTTTTATATAAAAAAGGCCCATGACCATATAACATAGTGCACTGCTTATTGATTAGTTTAGGTAGAAGGCGATTCTTCTTTATATCAGCCTCCAATTCTTCGCATTGCAGGTTATTCATTCCTCGCATCGCTACATTGTATCCTTGAATGGAAAGCCATCTCTGTTGTCCCATCAGACCAGGCACCGTGTTCGTGAAAAATGTGTCTGCGGGAACGAAACCAGATCCATATTGGAACGAAAACACATTATGTTCATCCATGTAGTTGCCTACACTGCCAATCATTTCTATATTATCTACCATAGCCATTTAATTTTATGCATTTTATAATTGTCTTGTGGAAACCCCATATATCTGATAAGATATCGATAGCACATCTTAGGATCCCCATTCGCATCACTGAATAGAAAGAAGTTATCTGAATCGATAGAGAATCTTTCCTGGGGAAGTTGAGCGCGTACTTTGCACCCTTCTTTTATCTCAAGGCTTTTAGACGCAGTGTTCTTTGTCCGAGAGTACTTGAAGAATGCTATCTTAAACGTAAGCCCTGGTACTTTGCTTATTTCTCTGGCAAGTTCCAACGCATCCAGTCCTTTCAGTTCAATTTCCATACAGCGAAAATAGATTTTTTGTTGACCACTATGAAGGACACCCCGGGGGGTCTGTCATATTTCCGACGACCTTTACCGGTTGCGCATCAGCTCGCTTTCTTAGCGGGGCGTGTTGATTGTAGAGATTTTCATTTTTTGAGATTTTTCGTGTGAGACTTAAATTTCTAATTACCATATATTTAGCTATTATTTCGTTGTCAATTTCTTTAATTATTTAAATATTGTCGTGAATTATTAGCTCTCGAAAGTGAAATTATTCGGCAAATTATCCGGTATATCGGGATTGATTTCTGCTATTTTATCCCCAAATAGGCCATACAACAGATAAATAAAAGCACTCGCAAGCTGTGTCGTTAGTCCCGCTTGCATCTTTAACGGTACTTTCTTTTCGCTCGTCTTGTCAAGTTGTACCTGGCCGTCTTTATCTTTACGTGGTGATAACATAATAGAGCTGCAAAGGTTCTTACATTCATTTTCATCGACCAACACGTGCGGAACGCTGTGACTACGTCCTGAGAAGACAAATTGCAATAACTTGAACTGTTGCCAATGGTAGATGGTTGCCTGACCTTCGTTCATGATTGCGACTTCGAAGCCATAACTCTCGAGTTCACTTTTCATCATTCTGGCATCAGTCGTTATCTGTTCATATTCTTCTCTCGTCTTGTTTGCGGCCCGGTCGTGGTATAGGATAATGCGTTTGTTTTTCTCGGAATCTCCAAAAAAGTCCCATACTTGTTTGGCTAACTCCGGTTGCTCGGAAGGCCAATAGCAAGTGAACTCCTTTATTACTCTCAATTCGTCGCGTCTGGGTTTCATTTGCGCACATACAAGACTTGAAAAATGTCCCGGGTCATAGCCAAATAACAACTCATCTCTGCAATCATACCATTTTAGATAATGACTTGTTAGAATGAATCGTTCTTTAAGGTCCAGTTTTAAGATTGATTCATAAATATATGAGTCGGAAAATTGATGTATTTTCGGATTATACGACGCAAAGAATCGGTTTACAACAGATTTACGGCGTATCGCACAGATAGAAGTTAGAAATTCATCCATGTCGAGTGCTTCAAGCTGTGTCTTAAAGAATTTTGGGCCGAGCACGTCTTTGTTAACGAACGAGCTGGCACGAATGTAGAACGTTGCATCTTTTCTCATCTCATTTAATCGAGGCATCCATATATGTAGATGTCTTTCAGCCTTCTGTTGTATTAGTCTTAACTTTTCCATCTGTATAGGATCAGTTGTCTTTGGCTGTTCGCATCTACAACGATAATATATTATAAGATAATGATTCACATGAGTTGCGACCGTTGCGATTTCATCCATCAGATCTTTATCAACATTTTTTTCATAATCATAGAACCAATCGTCTTCACCGAGGTCTACTCTGGCCGTGTCACTTACTCCGGTTATGCCTTGGTAATAGGGACATACTCTTACATCCATTGACGATCCACGAAGTGAAGGGAATAATCGGCTCTTCAGTTTTTCACCCTTGTTGTGTTTCATCTCTTCTATGAACGCGTGTACACCACTTCTACCTGCAACTGATTCCGGCTGATCGGAACTGACCATCTGGAGATGGAAACCATTACGAAAGATGATGCTATGTTTTGGATAGGTGACTGGATATTTTGGCATTTTGAAGTGTGTAGGTATCTTTGTCTCACCAACGACATAGTCTATTCCATACTGAAGCATGGATCTAGTTCCTCCTTGTACCGGTCTGGCCAAGGCTGCCGCTATATTCGGCCATACGTTAGTCATCAAGGCTACGTATGTCTTATGAACCAGGAACCCTAGTTCGCCAGGCATGGCATTCGCAACTTTTATAATACGAGGCGTCATTACTCCTTCAGTCTTACCAGCAGCTCGAGCATCTTCACAGATCAGGATGTTCGGATCGATAAGATTGGCCATGATTTGCATTCGATTCATATAGAATTCTTCGAAGGCAGGATACATATTAACAGGTTCTTCTTTATTCTGTATCATCTTCATTGATATCTATCACATTAGCATCCACGATATCCGCATCAGAAAGCAGACGTTTTTTTTCTTCATCCTCAATAGGTAGAGATTCTATGAGGTGTATATAATATCCTTCATTACTCTTATGTGCGATTTCTTTAAGAGATTTCTTCTTAAATCCAAGTTTTTCTATAGGGATAGTATCGTTAATAAGAAATACCGGAGCCCAATCTTTATCGGTTTCGGCCGCTTCACTAGCTCGACGTCGGCACTCGAGAGCCTGGTCATAGCATAACTTTTGAGCTTTATATTCCCCTTTTAGAGCACATATCTTGGCGAGATCTTCATATTTGTCGGCAAAATTATTTTCCCATATTTTAATAGAAACATTATTGTCGATATTGAAGTAACGAAGGGCTGTATATATTCTGGCCTTGCAGGTCCTTACCGGTATTGACATATGCTGCAAAACGAGTATCTTGCTATGTAATTCGTTTGCTGCTCGAGTAATATTTCTTTCATACTCATATATCTCTGCAGCCCATTGAATTTGCTTCAGAAACAGTTGCACATCTTCCGGTATTCCTACGGATTTTCCTGTGGCAAGGAAGTTTTCTATGATGTCTGGGTTGAGATTATTAAGAACTTCAAGGTAATTCATACACCAAATAATTCACGTTTAAGTTTATCTTCTTTCTTGATCATGTTTCGCTCTTCTTCCAATTTTATACTATCAATATCACCCTTCTCTGCTTGTTTATGAAGTTCAACATCTACATTGTATTCACCGATTGCACAGCCTTGTCTATAGGCTTTGTTGTAGATATCTTCCGGCATTGACATTCTTAACTTCAGTTCCGTAGCTTCGCTGTCTGGGAGATTAAGCAATTCTAGGATCCTTCCGATACTATAGCCTAGAGCTCCAAAACTTTTCACCTGGTTGAGATATTTATCGCCGATATTATTTAATGTCAGATTCTTCTCTGTCATACTTCAATATGTTATGCGATTCTTCTATGCTAAAGCTGTGCCCTTCTCTTATCAATATGATATCTTTATCCGGGAACATTTTGTGATAACGTCTAACGATGACATCACAATATACCGGATCAAGTTCAGACATGAAGCACTTCCGGTTCAGTTGCTCGGATGCTATCAGAGATGTTCCACTTCCACCGAACATGTCCAGTATATTTTCTCCTTGCTTGCTCGAATTGTGAATAAGTCTGGCAAATAATCGAATTGGTTTCATCGTCGGATGTTCTCTGTTGAACAAAGGTTTATCCTCATCTATGACTGTCGATGGAGGAGTGCTATACATAATCTCGCGAACAAGTTGCCGAAGCGCATCTACACTCATCGAATCTATATCGTAATCATTCTCTATAACGGTCGTGAGATTTCTTGTGTCAATAAAATAATGGCTCGCTCCATCTTTCCATCCGTAAAGACACACTTCATGTTTCCATTGATAATCTTGTCGGCCGAGAATAAATACATTCTTATTCCATACGAGTTGTTGTCGATGTTGCCATCCGGCTTTTTTCATGGCCGTTGTGAAATTGAGACTCTGTGACGAAGCATACCAGATATAAAAAGCTGCTCCAGCTTTCATGACGGAATCCGCAGAAGAAAAAGCAGCATGGAGAAAATTTTGAAAGCATTCTTCTTCCATGTTATCATTCTGTATCTTGAGATGTTTCTTCGTTCCTCCGGTATAATTCACATTGTATGGTGGATCAGTCACCACCAGATCTATTCGACATCCATCAACCAATTTTTCCATGTTTTTTTTATTGGTTGAATCAGCACATATCAGACGATGATTTCCCATGAGTATGATATCCCCCGGAATGATAGGACTTTCCTTCTGTTTTTCATTATAGTTAAAGTCATCTTCTTGTACTGATTCTATCGGTACATCTTGCATGAGTTCTGTACCGTTAATGGCTTGCGATATATGTGAGAAGTCTATGCCCAGCCCAAATTGAACTAGATCCTCAACTTCAATATTATATTTTTGGAATAGTATCGTATCGGGATTGATGGTCGCGAATTGAGAGTTATATGCAGCGATTTCTTCTACCGCTTCTTTTTTATCTGCAGCATGTATAGGTTCGTAAGGTATATCTGGTATTTCATATCCTTTTTTCTTGAGATCCAATAATGCTTTCTTTCGTTGATGAGCATCAATAATCCACATAATTCCATCAGGATCCTTCCATACTTTAAAGCTGTACTTGAACCCTCTAGTGATAATTAGCATTTCCAGTTTCAATATTTTTTCTGGATCACTTATTTTGAAGTCTTCTTGTAGTTCTTTAAATGATTCTACCGGGGCTATAGGAAGTTGTCCCTCATTATATACTTCAATTTTTTTCATTACTATTGCTTATTATGTCTTTAACAGTGGATATAAGATTTCTGTAATATTGAAGATGCGAACGGTCATCCACTTCGTGCCCTTCCCTCTTCTTCTTAACATATCCTTCATAGCGCCGCAGACTGGTTGATGCACTTTTATACTTATGAAGGAATTCTGAAGGATTCGTTTTGAACAATTTTTCAAGTTCGACTCTTTCGGACATGCACTCAATAAGAGGATGTTCATACAAGAATATTCCGGAGTCATTTAAGGATCTAAGTTCTTTAAAACAAAGAAGGTTCCTGATTCTTAGTTCAGCCATTTCACTTACTGCAGATATTGTAGGTCGATGGTCGAGCTTCGTATCGAGAACCTTCATCCTATTATAAGTGTTTATTCGGTCATTATAAAGAATAGTGGCCATCTGAACACTTTTGTTAGATAGATTATCCCACTTGATATTCGGGTATTCCTGTTCTTTTAATAGTGGTTTTAACTCCTTTTTTTTTGTTCTTCGTCGCTCCCAGATGAAGCATCTGCATCTTCATCTTTCTCTGTGCTGTCATCAGCCGGATCCTCAGGAACTCCGGAACTGTTATCTGCGGGATCCTGTTTTTGTCTTTCCATTGCACTGTCTTCAGTTGTATCTGGAGGAACTTCGGAGTTATTGTTCGTTGGATTCTGTTTTTGTTCTTCTTCTGTGTTGCCATCAGTCTTATCTGCAGGGACTTCAGAATCATTGCCTGCATGAGTCTGTGTCTCTACAAGCCATTCACGTCTATGGGCGATGATGGTATCTCTATCTGTTAGCTCAAGTAAAGAGTATAGAATGTCTCCTGAATAGAATTTTGGATTACGAGAGAATTTGTTCAGGTTTGACGTATTGTTAGGGTCTAATTGAGATAACAAATGAAGATCTGCGTCAGCGTGTTGTTCAGTTTTCAGGTCTCTATACGCTTTGTTTTTTTCTTTAAAATTCATCTTAGTTGATAATTAAACCCCGGCAACCTTGTGATTGCTGGAGTAGTTAAACAATAGACTAAGCTGTTTGTACACGGCTACCATCAACTTCTACGAGGGTGTTGGTGTCTAATATTCGCAATGAGATTCTACTACCAGCTTTAGCGGTCCAAGTAGTACCATCAACGAGAGTAAAAAGAGAACCGTCGGCGATCGTAGCAGCGTTACTTGATGCTGTACCTATAAGAGTGATTACGCGCCCTTTATCACTTTCTGTTATACCGGATATTTTAGAAATTGCATAAGTCGCAGCTGCACCGGCAGGTATTTGATATTGATCAACACCTGGTTTAATAGCGAGAGTGTCACTATCTGCTGCATTAACAATATCAGGAACCGTGATAAATGCCCCGACATAATGGTGATACTGTATGACAGAAGAACGTTCAAAAGTGAATGTTATATATCTACCATCTTTGTTATGTTTTCCCTCAGATTTTTTCAAAACAACAGGAGAGTCCAATGATCCGAGGATCATCCATCCTTGCGTTTGGATTGACTTAAAGAATACGATGAATTTACCTCCGGTGTGTTCCTCTTGGAAATCGAGTAATTTATCACGCATTCCACCCATCACAATAGTCAACGTATTAGTTCCAGTCGTTGTGATGTCTCCTTTTTCGGAAGAACTTTCATATTCTGGGATCGTATGTGCTTCAAAATAATGCATATATTCTCCGGGCAACATCGGTATTGATGCGACTTCTCTATTAATATTTGGAGAGGGAAATACCTTTGTACGATCTATCTGGCTGACATCTACAACATATACCTGGTAAGAGAGATCACTGCCTGAAGTATATTTATCGGCAGTATCGTCAATACTACCAATCACTGCCATAACTGCGAGAGAAGTACCTCCGGCAATGTTGCATCCCAATAAAGAATCAGGGCAGGCAAACAGTCCTATAATTGCGATAATAAAAACTACAGCAGAGAGCAAAAAATACATTGATCTCATGTGCTCAATTGCTCTTCTTTGGTCAGTGCGATATGCACGAATCGCTCTGTTGATAATGGATTTTTTTGATTTCATAATTACTTATTATTAAAGAAGATAAACGATAAGAGATAAACTTACCGTTTATCTTGAATGAATATTATTGAACACCAGGAATGTTAGGCTGAACCAACTTGTTGACTGCACGAATGCCGTTCACTTGACGCTCGAACTCGAAAAACTTATTCGAAGAGTTCAAACCAACCATTATATAATCACCGACTTTAGTAGGAATGAAATCTGCGGTAATCTCAGAAAAACTTCCTGATTTTGCTATTTTGGTAGGGAAAGCGGCATCGCCTATCTGGATTATATACGCAGCTCCTTGTTTGGCACTGGTAATGGAAGTAAGAGATGTATCCTTTGTGTTTTTCCCTGTTATATACCAGCGATGATTTTTGTCTGCGGTAATCGCAGTAGAATCAGCAGGGACTTTAACGGCAGGAAGATTCATAAAGATTCTTTGGAGTTGAAAGTTGTTTTCATCAAGATCTTCTTTGCTAGTGAACTTGGGACCAACATAGGAAGCGCCACAGCCTTCTTTCCAAGTCGACCATGAATGCATTTCTTCCATATCGTCTTTCATTTTTGCATTCAACATTTCACCTGCTACGTTTTCAAGGAATTCGATATTACCAGGCTCTTGAATGAACATCAGATTTTCTTGACCAAGGTTAGGCACCCATTTAATGTGTAGATTTGTATCTGGAACTGTCACAGAGTAAGCACTCGGTCCATTAGTGAAATCTGTATCCTTTCCATATTCTTTTCTCAGGCACTTCAACCACCATGTATAATGATTAGCATTCAAGTATAAAAAGAACCCGTCTAGCGTTTGATTTTCGTCAAGTTGTGATAGAACTTCGTCGACGAACTCCTTTACGACATCCAGCATAGTCGTGTTATCATACGAATATAGAGAGTCGTCATCATTTGGTTTAAGTGAAAGTTCATGCACTAGGCGAGCGAGGGTATAATATACTCCAGTTGCTGCATTCAGATAATGTCCTGGAACGCCGATTTCAGGTTTTCTATATATACCCATAATGTGACGGTGGTTTTGCTCCTGCTGCATTTGAGTATACATGTTCAGAAGGCAGAATTCTATGATCGACCATTTCATAGGGTCCGAATTCTCTTTATTCAGATATCCGATATACATTCTTTCGATCTCTTTCATAGAACCGAAAGAGACCTTCATCATCGCATCGTCAACATAACCGAATTGAGGTTCGATTTTCATGCCACCTTTGAACACTTTGCCTTTTTGGTATGCTTGGGAAACCGAATCAAAGAAGGCGTTCATTAACACAGCTCTGTCCTGAATTCCATACTGAGTTGGAAATAGGTCATTCACAGTACGAAGATTAATGATTCGGGCTATAAGAGCATCTTGGCGTCGAATGAGATATTGATCTGCGAGATTACCAAGATTGTCACCGGAAACAGCTGAGGTTCCTAGTGAGAAAGTTCCATCGGCCAATTTCTTCGGGTCCAGTTGGTGAGCTTCTTGTAGTTTTCTATAGCGACTACGAAGGGATTCACCATATTTGTGATAATCAGATTTGAAAGAGGAAAAGTCTTCTTCCGTTGGATCGGTCAAGTCATTCAACAATTTTGGATTGGCAGATAACTTATTATAACGTTTACTCATATCGAATATCGGATTATCGATACCAAAGAGCGATTTTTCCGTAGTCAGGTTCGGCATATTTTCAATTGAAAAGTTAATAACTTCTTTTGGGGTTGGAGCAACTGTTTGAGTGGCAATTGTCTCAATCTGTTTTTTCAGCTTTTTGTTCTCATTAACGACATTCTGAACTTGAGCTGAAATTTTTTCGAGTGAATTAGAAGAATCTTCTTTATTCGGCTTTTTATCCGGATCTTCTTCAGGATCCTCTCCTTTATCTGGATCTTCTTCTTTTTTTGAACCTCCATTTTTCTTTTCCTCAACTTCGACTTGGTTAAGAATACTTTGAATGCCTGCAATCTGTTTGCTAGTGCGATTGTTTTCTTCGTTAGCCATATCCGAAGAAAGTTCAGTTTTATACTCCTGTTTATAAGCAGTGACTACTTGTTCCCACTCCCTGTTTGTCAGTGTTCCGGCTTTTGCTTTGTCTAGGAATCCAAGGGATGTGAGAATTGCTGAGATTTTTTCTTTTAATGTTTTCATTTTAAATTAATTATTGAAAATGGTATAAATCTTTCCTTTACTGTTGGAATTAAGGCCAATCTGGTAGGCATCATTAAGAGCGTCTTCTAAAGTTATAATACCATCTATAAGACCATTTTCTTTTGCGATATTGGCCATATAGGTTTCACCTCTGAGTATCGGATCGTTATCTTTCAGCTCAGAGAATGGAGATCGAGAAGAGCGGACCTCATTAATAAATTGGATAGCCATAGGGTTAAGTTCTTCACTGATATATTGCTCTGGCTTCCCTTTGATTATGTCGTTATATTTTTTGTTTTTTAAGTCGGACTGATCCGCATATAAATCGAAGATTTTTATCCCCATGTTTTCGAAGAATTTTGAGGGGTCCATCACTTGTGTCATAACGCCAATACAGCCTATAAGATCATTTTGAGTCATGGCCATTACTTTTGTACCATGACAGCCGATATAGTACGCTGCAGATGCACATAACTTCTCGATAAGCACATAGATGGGTTTTGTCAAAGACTTAAGTGTCTCTGATAATCGATCTAGATACCAACCTTCCCCACCGCCAGAACTTATGTGAAGAAAATGTACGCTAATATTGGGATTGGCATCTGCGGCTTTAATCTCGGATTCAAATTGTTTAGAAGAAAAACACCACCAACTGTCAGCCGTGATAAATCCGGAAATAAAGAAATAGGCGATCGTGTTCTGCTCGAGTTCTGCAGAGGAATAATCATCAATCGCTATAGGAATGTCTTTATTGGATAATT